TGTTAGGAGAATACATTAAAGACCCATTTTATGGGTTAGGCAAAGTTATAAAATTCAGACCTGGCAGTAGTGAACTTGTGTACTTTTTCAAAGCAAATGATAACCTACATGATGGTGCAATAGAGCCAGGTTCCTGTCCAGACAACCATGGTTGGTGGTTTGGTTCTGACGACATTAAAAGAATGAAGTACCTTCCTCCGCTAGCATCATTAATAGAGAGGAGGCAACAATGAAAATAGGTGATATAGTATGGCGAAGCAATTCTGGTATGGGAAGAATAATAGATATTAGATCTTCCTCAGCGCCATATCTAGTTTATTTTTATAAAGAAAATAACCGTTTGTATAATGGCAACGATAGAGGCCCAGATTGTCGCTATTGGTGGAGCTATGCTGAAGACCTGAAACTTATTTCATCTGTCCGTACATTAATAGAAAGGAGGCAACATGGTTGATTTAAGGAAGAAGCTCCGGTCTGGAATGATAGCTGTCACACCAGCAGGAAGCTATCTTGTTCTT